GTGGAAACGACTCCCGTCAATTTCTTGAGTGTAGCCCCACGATAGTTGTGTCTTATGGCTAGGCCAGTTAACCACGACGTGAAGAGGGCGATGGCGGCCACGGGTAAATCCCGCGCCACCGTCTACCTACAGCGCAAGAAGGTGGAGGCCCAGCCGCTCGTCAAGGCCAAGGGCGGCGGGCTGGACGTGGAGATCCAGCGGCTTGAGGATCTGGCAGCGAGCCTGGGCGAATCAGCAAAGGACGACACGCGGGCCGACCGCTCTGAGCTGATTAGTAACTACACAAAGTTGGTCGAGGCGTTGCGCCGAATGAAGGGTGACCGGCCAGACATCGACCAAGCAGAGGGCACGATGGTGCCAGTGGACGAGGCCGACAAGGTGCTGGCCGGAAGGGATAACGCACTTGTGCCACTACTCAAAGGAATGGCAAAGCGGTTGGCCCCGATCTGTGCCAATCGCCCAGCGGTTGAAGTGGAGGCAGAAGTCGAGAACGAAGTTGGTCAGATCATGCGCCAAGTTGAGGCAGCTCTGTGACGAAAGCTCAAGATGAGCTACGCCGACGAGCACGAATCCGCTGGCACTACGAAAAGCCGCCAGGGGTGATCGAGTGGGCGGAGCGGAACATCCAGTTAGATAGCAGGCTGACGGCTAGGCCGGGTTTATATAACACGACGTGGACGCCTTACGTGCGGGGCGTACTGGAAGCACTAGCCGATCCTGGAGTTCATACGGTGACGCTGTGCTGGGGATCTCAAACAGGCAAGACGCTGACGCTCGCCATCTGGCTGGCGTACAGGATTGCGAACGACCCGGCGCCGGCGTTGCTAGTCATGCCTAACGCGGATCTGGCTAGGAGCTACAGCGAGACGCGACTGACTCCAATCTTTGAGAAGTGCAAGCCGGTGAAGCGCCTGTTCCCGCAGGATTTGGACGATTTAAAGATCCTAGAGATGCAGTTTGCGACGATGACTCTTTCCCTGGTCGGATCGAATAGCCCGGCAAACCTAAGCTCCCGCCCGATCTGCATCGCTGTTCTAGACGAGCTGGACTCTTTTGCAGCTCCATCTGAAAAGGATGCGGCCGCTTACTCTCTGGCGTTGGAACGGACAAAGGCGTTCCCGCAACGTAAGCACGTACTGACTTCGACTCCGACGCTGAACACCGGCGACATCTGGATCAATTACCAAGCCGGGACGCAGGAGACTTTCCACGTCCCTTGCCATGCTTGCGGAGAGTTTCAGGCAATGGAGTTTGGGCAGATCCGATGGGATGAAACGGCACGATCGGAGGATGGCAAATGGGACATGCGAAAGGTGACGGAGACGGCCGCTTACTACTGCACCAAGTGCGACGCCCCATGGAGTGAACGCAATCGCCGCCAATCGATTGAGCATGGTAAGTGGGTGCCGGCAAACGCAAGCTCGGAGGCTGGCCGTCGATCGTTTCGCCTTCCAAGCTGGTACTCGCCAACGATCACCTTTGCGGATTGCGCTAAAAAGTTTTTAACGGAAAAACATTATCTGCACGGTTTGCAAGGATGGGTCAATGGGTGGAGTGCTATGCCGTGGGAGGATCAGTTTGATGATAACGAGCTTAATAATATCCCGCCCGGAGCCTTTGCAAAAAGGCAAGAATGGGAAACCGATCATATCAATCTGGCTGCAATCGACAGGCAGATCGACGGCTACTGGATGGTGGTGCGTGCGTTCGCCAGGGATGGATCGAGCCGACTGATTGAAGAAGGCAAGCGCAGGACGATCGAGGACGTTGCTCAAACTTTGCAAGACCTTGGAGTCAAGCCGCGTCATACGTGTATTGATTCAGGTTACGAAACTCAAGACACCTACCGCATCGCAGCCCGTTACGGGTGGACTGCAATCAAGGGAGAGGAACGCCCTCACTATCTGATTGAGTTCAACGGCGCACGCATCAAGAGCGTGCACAGCTCCGAACAACCTACAGACGCGGGATGTCGTCTACTGCTTCTCAGCTCACCGGCCTGCCAAGATTTGCTGGCTTGGTTGCGGAGAGGGCAGGGGCCGCTGTGGGAAGTGGCTCACGACGTCAGCCCGGAGTACCGCGAGCACATGGCCAGCCACAGGAAAGCCCATCGCATTAACCGAAAGACCGGCAAAGACGTGTATGAGTGGATCCGAGTCAAGGGCAGGCAAGACCACTTGTATGATTGCGAAACTTATTTGGCTGGATTTGCTGTGTTTGGCAAAGTGATCGCTGCAGAGGCAGCTCTGGCTCAAGTATGATTGACATGCTTTTCGGGACGTGGAGCGAGGGCTTATTTTTTCCGTATGGATTCAGGCATCAAAGGATCCTGTCGCGTTACGCCTTGCTCTTGAAGCAATCGCGGCAAATCAGTTTTCTATTTTTAATAACGGAGGCCGTGTGATGGTAAGCGCTTCAGTTGCAGGCAAATCTTTTAGCTATCAAATCCAAGGAAATATGAATCCTGCAAACTTTGCCCTTATGGCTTACGAGGCGTGGAGGCGGATCAAAGATTTCACAACTTCAGCTCAAGTTGAGGCGTTTCTATCCAAAAACACGGGTCAAGTGAGTTACCCAAACTACGGCGTCCAGCAAGTCGTCTATCCTTAATATGCCACTAGGAAATTGGTTTGGACGGTTGATTCGGGCAGGCGCCCAAGATTACACAAAGCGGCGCTATATCTACACGCCACCGCAAGATAGCCGGATCGATGTCACCACGGCCAGCCGGACACAAGTGCTGGGCCTTGCCCGTTACATGTACTACAACAACCCAGTGGTGCGGGGTGCGATCGATTGCATGACTCGCAATTCAATCGGGCCTGGCATCAAGTGCCAAAGCCGGACAAAGGACGAAGGCTGGAACAGTGCCACTGAGGATTGGTTCCACAACTGGTCACTGGCTTGCGACGTTCGCGGTCTTTTGGATTTCAACACGCTTCAGCAAGTAGCCACACGCACCATGCTACGCGACAATGAATTATTTATCTTACTGACCGACAACGGCGACGGATGGCCAATGTTGCAACTTGTAGAGGCACATCGTTGTGCCACCCCATCCTATATTGACGATCCCAAGGTGATCGACGGCGTGCGGGTCAATGCTAACGGCCGACCCCTTTCTTATTACATTCGCGTTGGCGACGGCGACAAATTTACCGAAGTTCAGGCAGCCGACGTCATTGTCCTGGCAGAACGCGATCGGGCGGACGAGCTGCGCAGCCTGTCACGATTGGTCACTTGCCTGAATCTCTTACAGGATCGTGACGAAATTCTTGAATATGAAACCGGTGCCGCAAAGCGGGTGGGTCAGATCGGTTTGGCCCTTGAGGGTGAGGGCAGCACTGGATTCTTTGGTAACGACAGCACCAGCGATGACGGCATCACTACCGACAAAATCCTTGGCGGTGGAGCCATCTGGAACATTCCCCAAGGCCGCCGTTTGCGTGAACTGAAGAACGATCGCCCCAGCCCAAACTTGCAAGATTTCATGGATCAATTTCTCCGGGCTGCCGCCACTGGTTTGGGCTTGCCATACGAGTACCTATGGAAAGCGGATTTGTCCGGGCCATCCCAAAGATTTGTCCTGGCGCAGGCGCAAAGGCGTTTCGATGAAATTGCACAAGCCATCATCACGCAACTGGTCAGCCGCGTTCGCCTTTGGGCACTGGCCAAGGGAATTAAGCGCAAGGATCTGAGCGTACCCAAAGGAATGGATCGTTGGTGGCAGGCTGCTTATCACACCCCAAGACAGACCACGATCGACGCCGGCCGAGACAGTGCCGCCGATCGTGAAGATCTAAAACTTGGCCTGACCACATACGCCGAAATCTACGCTTCTAGGGGTGACGATTGGCAAGAGGCGATTGACCAAAAGATTGCAGAGCAGAGCTATATTCGCGCCAAATGCGCCGAGGCCGGCATCCCCGTGAGCGAGATCCAATTTATCCAGAATCAACAGCCCGCTGCCACGCCACCATCTGAGCCACCGGCCGACGCTCCAGCTCCAACGACTGAAACTCCAGCACCGCAAATGGAAGCTGCGGTTGATCCTGTCACCGCATCAGCCCCCGCCACGGAAACCTTTACCATGCGTGACGAGCCAGATTTTAACCTTACCCCAAAAGAGATAAATATGGTGGTGAAGGCGATCGGGATCGGTGCAAAGCAAAAAACAAAAAAGAAAAAGTAGTTGATTAAGCCTGCCGGGTAGGAGCAGGCTTTAAGCGTGAGCAGCAGGATAAAGTTTGATCAGCCTGAGTCAACGCCAAACGAAGAACCAGCGGAAACCGTTTTTTATGACGACGGCACAATCCGTGTGACGCAAAAGTTAATCGTGTTTGGCGCTCCGCATAATCAAGTGTTTGCGGTGCCTCAAGTAATTGGAGTTTCTTGCTATCAAAAAGAGGATGGGGTTTGCACGTTTTTTGGTATGATGCTCTTCTTTTTGGCCGCCATTATTAGTGCAGCATTTTTTTATAATCGCAACTATATCGCTGGCGGAATCTTTGCGGCCTTTGGTTTGTACGTTATTAAAAAAACGCTTACTTATAATTGGTATATATCCCTTCAGTTTGGCGGCATCAACAATCACACGCTAACCATGAAATCAAAGCAATATGCTGTGGAGCTGTCCGACGCAATTATTAACGCCATCAACAGCAATCAAGCACCACCGCCATCAGGCGGATCGCCTGTCATTTATCAGCCTTATTTCCCAAGTCCTGTAGGTTCGCGTAACTAATTTGACACGCCATGCGCTGGCATGGCTCAAAAGCTGTTTAAGGGAATTTCCGTCATCACCGCTGGCCCTGCCTTGGGTCACGGGATGGTCATTGACGCAGACACTTTAGAGCAGGTTGTCCAGGCTGGTAACGACCTTGGTCAGGTCAAGGTGCTCTCTGACCACAGCTCTAGCGTTTCCAACATCATCGGATACCTAGAAAACTTTACCTTAGACGGCGGCCGCGTCCGGGCGGATCTTACCTTGTTTGAAAGTCATGAAGGCTTTGCTTATTTCAGCGAACTAATTGCCACCCTTCCTGGGCAGATAGGATTCTCCATCAGCTTCAGTGGTGTTCCCAGAGTTGCAGATGACGAAACTAGGCTGGCCAACGTAAGCACGCTCTACTCCGTCGATCTTGTAACCACTCCAGCGGCCAATCCTACAGGCGTTTATTCCGCGCGGGTTGACACACACAAATCGCTTAATATGGAAACATCAGTCAAGGAATCAGCGCCGGTGATCGAAGCCGCGCCCGTTACCCCGGCGGCCCCGGAAACCAAGTTTGCAGAGCCAGCGTTGTCGGATCTTTCCGCAAAGCTGGACGTATTG